CAATCCTATTTATGCCGGCTCTATTGGCATCCTGCCTTATGTTGCAGGGGGTGGTACTGCTACTTGGAATATCATCTATGAGTATTCGGTTGACGGAACTACCTGGCGCACGCTTGAGGACCTGGGGCAAGTAGTCGTCACCGATAACGAGTGGATTTGGACGGATGTCGATCCCGGCCAAACCGTCGAGTACTACCGGGTACGGGCTTACAGCGGGACGACCCTAGCCCTGCGCGAGTGGTATGTGGGTAATAACGCCCGCCTGATTCAGATGGCCAGGCTTAACCGGGACGACTACACAAACCTGCCTAATCAAAACTTTACGGCCAATCAGCCCTACCAGTTTTGGTTTGACCGCACGATCCCGCAGCCGACCATGTACCTATGGCCGGTGCCAAACGACCCGTTTATTCAGATGACGGTTTGGTATTCCCGTCAGATCATGGATGTGGGAGCCCTGACCGACGAGCTGGAAGTGCCTCAGAGATGGTACGAGGCGGTGGTCTTCTTGCTAGCTCACCGGATGGCCTTAGAGATGCCGAATGTGGCTCCCGATCGGATTGCTTATCTTGAAAAGATGTCAGACCGTTACATCTACGAGGCAGAGCAAGAGGAGCGCGATAAGTCGCCGATTTACTTTGCACCTAACATCGCGGTGTATACGAAATAATGCCTAGATTCCTAAATACCAGTGGGCTGACATCTGTAGCGATTGCCGTGTGCGATCGGTGCAAGATGAAACGCGCCTATGTGGACTTAGGGCCAGATCCCAACTTTCCTGGGCTTCGTGTCTGCGACCAAGGCTGTAAAGACCAGTTTGACCCCTATCGCTTACCGGCCAGGAAGACTGAGCGGATTAATCTTCGCTTTCCCCGGCCGGATCTAAGCGTTGCAAATGTTCAACCGGCGTTGCAGACCGGTGGTTATGGCCAGTTCCTGATATCGACTCAGGGCAACCAAGATAACCCGGAAAACAACGGCAACCTCGATGTAATTAGCCCGAGCCCATAATGCCTTCAGCCCAAGTCACCATTACCCAACTACCCGCCGCTGGCGCCATAACGGGCACCGAGGCGGTACCTATTGTCCAAAACGGGCAGACCGTCCAAACTACGACCGGGGCTATCGCTGCCTCGCCGAGTCAGACGCAGACCTTTATTACGGTCAACCAAGAGCCTAGCCTTACAAATAGCCGGGCGCTGTCTGTCGGGGCGGGTTTAGGTCTTACCGATGGTGGGGCTCAGTCCACCATGCAGATTAGCCTTGCCGGGGCAGTAGCCAGCCTGTTTTCCTCAACCTTGGGGCTACAGGCAAAGACTGGCGCCTCGACCATGGTTGGTCGCACGATTACAGGCTCCACGGGCGTTTCTGTAGCTGACGGCAACGGTGTCTCAGGAAACCCAACAATCAGCCTTTCAGGTGCCGTAGGATCGCTTGCAGGGCTAGCTGGCACCGGTATTTTGGGTATCGTCAGCGGAAGCAGCGTTACTGCCCTACAAATTACCGGCACAAATAATGAAATCGATGTAGCCAACGGAACAGGCCCAGGCAATCCAACGATTGGCCTGTCGGATAATCCAATAGTTCCGGGCACTGGTGCAATAACCGTGCCAGTAGGCACCACCGGGCAGCGTCCGGGTGGAACAAACGGACAGATTCGATATAACACCACAAGCTCAAAATTTGAGGGTTATGCGGGCTCTTGGTTTACCTTCGGTTCAGGTGACGGGACGGTCACCTCTGTAGACGCATCTGGGGGCACGACCGGGCTGTCCTTTACAGGCGGTCCGATTACAACTTCGGGAACCTTAACGCTTACGGGAACCCCGACCAAGGCCACAAATGTTGCCGGCGGAGCTGCTAACCAAGTTGTATTCCAAACCGGATTAGATACAACTAGCTTCATATCTGCCCCGGTCTCAACTGACACATTTCTTAAGTGGACCGGCAGCGCCTTCACCTGGGCAGCTTTACCAGGAGCGGGCACGGTTACCTCGGTGGATGTTAGTGGTGGCTCCACGGGATTAACCTTCTCTGGCGGCCCGATTACAACATCCGGAACCATCAGCATGGCCGGAACCCTGGCCACTGGGTATGGCGGCACAGGGCTTACCTCTTACACCGCTGGCGATATTGTTTATTACGCCACCGGGACGGCTTTATCGAAACTTGCGATCGGCACTAACGGTCAGGTCATAACCTCATCGGGTACCGCACCGCAGTGGACTAACCAATCGAGCCTGTCAGTCGGCTCGGCCACAACGGCCACAAACCTTGCAGGCGGCGCCGCGGGGTCGATTCCGTATCAATCCGGCGCTGGAGCCACAACCTTCTTGGCCTCTGGCACAGGTGTCTTAGTAAATAACGGTGGAAGCCCGTCATATAGCCTTACCCCATCCGGGCTGACATCGGTAACGGTAACCCAGCCGCCGAGCTCGGCGTTGCAGCTGGCCACCAAGCAGTATGTGGACGATGCGGTTTCCTCAGGAATCACGATTCACACCCCAGTCCGGGTAGAGACTCCGACCGCCCTAAACGCCACCTATACGCCTGGCGGCACCTCGGTGACGGTTACGGATATCGTGGGTGGCACGACCCTGACATTCTCAACATCCCCGAGCCTTTCGGTAAACGATCAGATTGTCTTCTCGTCCACATCCAACGGGATCGTGGCTGGGACGGCTTACTATGTCTTCTCGGTGCCGGCGGCTAACCAGGTCACCCTGTCTCTGTCTTATAACGGACCGGAGATCACGACCTTCACAAACGGCACTGGGCTTACGATTGGCGGCCTAGTAAACGCCGGGGTGGGGGCTACCCTAACCAACGCTGGGGCGAATGCTGCCATCCAAATCGATGGGGTTAACTTATCTGCTACAAACCGGGTCTTGGTCTATAACCAGGCCAACGCAGCCCATAACGGCATCTACACGGTCACGACGGTGGGTGATGGGTCTACCCCTTGGGTGCTGACCCGGGCGACCAACGAGAACACTTACAAGCCTGATAGCACCACAGGCCTTGGATCGGGAGACTACTTCTTCGTTCAAGAGGGTCTAACCGGGGCTGGTGAGTCTTATGTACTGACGACCAATAACCCAATAATTATTGGCACCACAAACCTTACCTTTACCCAGTTCTCGGCATCTCAGGTTTATTCTGCAGGCACAGGGTTAACCCTAACCGGAACTCAGTTCAGCCTGACATCCCCGGTTTTAACCTCCCTCGGTGGAACTGGGCTGACCTCATACACTGCCGGTGACCTGGTCTATTACGCGGCCGGTACAGCGTTTTCAAAGCTGGGTATTGGTAGCTCGACTTATATGCTTACCTCGAGCGGTACGGCCCCCCAGTGGACCGATCCCGCAACGGTTACCGTAGGAAACGCTACAAACGCCACGAGCGCGACCACGGCTACTACAGCCACCAATGTGGCCGGTGGAGCCGCAAATCAGATCCTTTATCAGTCCGGGGCAGGAACCACGACCTTTGCGACCGCCCCGACGGTAGCGAACACCTACCTAGAGTGGACCGGAAGCGCCTTCCAGTGGTCTGCAGTAGTTGCTGGCGTATCGAGTGTTACGGCCTCAGCCCCCTTGGCTTCCTCGGGCGGATCTACCCCCAACATCAGCCTTACGGGCACGGTTCTGACATCAAACGGTGGAACCGGGGTAACTTCATATACGGCCGGCGACCTGGTTTACTACTCCGCTGGAACCGCCCTAACCAAACTTGGAATCGGCGGCTCAACATTCTTGCTGACATCAAGCGGTACAGCTCCGCAGTGGTCTGACCCGTCTGGGGTTACGGTAGGTAATGCAACAAATGCGGGAACCGCAACGAATGCAAATAATGTTGCAGTAACTGCCACATCAGTTAACGCAACTTTTTATCCAGCTTTTGTTGATGCTACGACCGGAAATCAGGCGGTAGAAGTAGATTCTGACCTTACTTACAATCCATCAACTAATACTTTGACCGCCGGGACTATGGTGGCAACAACAGGAATTTTTGGAGGTACCTTTTAATGGCACAGGCAGGCTTTACCCCAATATCGCTGTATTACAGCACTACAGCAACGACGGTACCTAGCGCGGCAAACCTGGTGGCAGGTGAGTTGGCATTAAACATTGCCAACAACGACATGTCGATGTACATGGAGAATGCGTCTGGCACGGTTAAGCTATTTTTCAATAACCCAGCCGCCTTAAAGTATCCAACTGCTGACGGAACTAACGGCCAGGCGATGGTGACCAACGGCGCGGGGGTGCTGAGCTGGACGACAATTACGAGCGGCGCCACGATCACTAACGACACCTCGAGCTCGACTGATTACTACCCGGCGTTCTTACAGGCTACCTCTGGGTCTGCCTTAAATATCTATACCAGTAACGCCAAGCTGCTTTATAAGCCCAGCACGGGTGAGTTAAAGGCAAGCGCACCGGTGGCATCAAACGGCATATTTGTGAACAGCACCACCGTTAGCACGAGCTACACGATCGCCTCAGGGACCAATGGTTGGAGCGTGGGGCCAATTACTGTCGCCTCGGGTCAAAATGTAACGGTTTCATCCGGCCAACGCTGGGTCGTGATTTAAGGAGTAGACATGAGTACGATTTCAGCAGGACTTACCTCCGGAACCTCGCTAGTCCACACTGGCGATACAACCGGCCAACTGCTTCTCCAGACCAACGGGACAACAACCGCGGTCACCCTAGGGACTGACCAAAGCGCAGTCTTTGCCAACAAGGTCACGATGGTCGGCACATCGAGTGCGGCTGGACTGAAGATTGCCGATGTCTTGGAGACCGCCACGATCTCGGCTACGGCAGCTACTGGAACAATCAACTACGATGTAACGACCCAAGCGGTGCTGTATTACACATCAAACGCCTCGGCTAACTGGACGGTTAACTTCCGTGGATCGAGCGGCACGAGTCTTAATACCCTGATGGCAACCGGCGAGTCTTTGACCGTGGCCTTCTTTGTGACCCAGGGTGCAACGGCTTACTACAACAATGTGGTGCAGGTCGATGGATCAAGTGTTACGCCAAAGTATCAGGGTGGCACGGCTTGGAGTGCGGGTAACGCTAGCAGCATTGATGCCTACACTTACACGATCATTAAGACAGGCAACGCCGCCTTTACGGTGTTTGCAGCTCAGACGAGGTTTGCGTAATGCCCCTGATCGCTACAAGAGGAGCAGCATCAGTTCAAGGGTTTGGGGAGTTCGCCCAGACCACCGCACCTGTTTACATCGAAGATGTGTTCAGCACATACCTTTATACGGGTAACGGCTCTACACAGACTATTACCAACGGAATTGATCTGTCTACTAAAGGCGGGTTGGTTTGGATTAAAAATAGAAGTTTACAAGATTTTGGAAACACACGGGCGCATTGGCTTTTTGATAGCGCAAGAACTGCTGGTTATAGCCTTTCAACAAATAGCACTAGCGCACAAAGTTCTGTTTTTGGTGGATTAATTCCATTTAGCACGACTGGATTTTCAATAAATACAAGTGATCCTAACTTAAACGGCACTGGTTCTTCTGCATATACCTATGCCTCTTGGACATTCCGCGAACAGCCAAAATTTTTTGACATAGTTACTTATACCGGTACAGGTAGTGCAAGATCTGTATCTCATAACCTTGGTAGTACGCCTGGCTGCATTATTATTAAATGCACTAGTAACGCAGATCAATGGATCGTTTATCACCGATCAACAGGAACATCTAAGTTTTTGTATCTAAATACAACAGGTGCTGAACAAACATACTCTTGGATCTCATCTGTTGGTAGCACAAGTTTTACATTAAATGATGATTCTTCATTGTATAACGCCAATGGAAGAACCTATGTTGCCTACCTCTTCGCCCATGACGCAGGTGGCTTTGGTCTGACCGGATCAGATAATGTGATTACTTGTGGAAGCTACACAGGAAACGGTTTAGCTCCTGGGCCAACAATAACACTTGGCTATGAACCACAATGGATAATGATAAAAAGAACGGATGCAGTAGGTAATTGGTTTTTATACGACAATATGCGTGGTTGGCCTGTCGGTTCAGATGCAAGAGAACTTTATGCAAATGATTCCTATCAAGAAGATGCATCAAGTTATAACCCGTGGATAACTTCAACTGGGTTTTATCCAAGAAATGCTGATTCAAGGATGAACGCAGCTGGCGGGACATACATTTACATAGCAATCCGTCGCGGCCCGATGAAGACTCCTACGAGTGGAACGAGTGTGTTTGCACCAAATACATACGCAGGAGGCACAGCAGGACGCTCATTTAGTTTGGGATTTGTTCCGGATGCTTTGTTGACTATGCGTCGAAACACAAGCAACTTTGACATTTTGCAATCTAGGCTAACCGGATTAGGTTATATGTTTACAAATGCAACAGATGCGGAAATTGCAGCCACATCTGGAATGCCGGCATGGGACGCACCAACAAACACAATAAGCCTTGCTACAGCAACATCAGTAACTGGATGGAACGCAAGCGGATCTAATTATGTAAATGAAGCGTTTGCTCGCGCCCCAGGCTTCTTTGATGTGGTCTGCTATACAGGTACAAGTGCTAATAGAACCTTAAATCACAATTTAGGTGTTGCGCCGGAACTTATTATTCAAAAAAGTCGTGCGCCTGACCCAGGCGTTGTTGCTAATTATTGGTTGGTTGGCACAAACTTTGGAGCGTCAAATTACAGGCGCAATTGGCTTCAATTAACTGATGTTGGAACTACTTATACATACGCAGCAGGTGCTGGATTTTTTTCTCAACCAACATCAACCACATTTGGAATTACAGACAGCTACAACGCTTCTGGCACAACTTATATAGTTTACCTATTTGCAACTTTAGCTGGCGTTAGCAAAGTAGGATCATACACAGGAAGCACTAGCGTTCAAACCATCAACTGTGGGTTTACTAACGGGGCAAGATTTGTTCTTATTAAACGAACAGATGCTGCTGGAAATTGGATCGTATACGACTCTGCTAGAGGAATCGTTGCTGGAAATGATCCATATTTACTATTAAACACAACAGGTGCAGAAGATGATGGTGACGATGACTTAGAAGCAGATTCGTCGGGATTTATTGTCAATCCAACCCCTGACGGAATTAGTAATCCAGGTATAAATGGCGCAACTTACATCTTCCTCGCAATAGCATAGGAACAATCATGGAATACAGACTCAAATCAACCGGCGCAGTGATGTATGAAGGTGAACTCCGCCAGTACCTAAAAGATAACAATGGCCCGACCTTTGACCGGCTGACCGACGAGGTGATGCAGGTCATCGGTGTCGATCCGGTCTTTGAAGGCCCGCAGCCCACCACATCTGGCCCGTATGAGTTTGTCGTGCGGCAGGGCGTAGAGATGATCGGGGATAAGTGGCACACCAAGTATGTCGTGCAGACCCTGGATGACGAAGGCAAGGCGGCCAAGGACGAAGAGACCAAGAAATCCGTCCGGGCAGACCGCAACCAAAGACTGGCCGAGACCGACTGGCGTTTCCGTAGCGACATGACACCCAGCCAGGAATGGAAAGATTATTGCCAAGCCCTGCGCGATGTTCCTGCCCAGGCTGGCTTTCCCCACAATGTTCAGTGGCCTAACAAACCGGAGTAAATCATGCCAGCAATTATCAACGGCGATGGAATTTTTACCGCAGAGGGAACATCAACCACCCAAGGGCGCTTGCGTCTTGGTGAGGATACCGACAACGGTACTAATTATGTAGAGCTACAGGCTCCAGCCAGCGTAGCCTCAAATGTCACCTTTACCCTGCCATCAGCCGACGGTACGACCGGACAGGTTCTACAGACTGACGGTAGCGGCGCATTGAGCTTTACTTCAATATCGGGTGGTGCTCAAGGTTTTGTTACCCAAGCGACCGGAGCAAATGTGTCTCCCGGAACAGTCAACGATTCATTTGCCTTAATTTAAGGAGATTTAAATGGCAACTTCTGCACAGTACGCAGCCACCCCAAAGGTTGGATCTGCGCTTTTAACGACAGCGGATACCTCGCTGACCGCGCCTACGACGGTTGGTACGGTATTTACGGCGGGTTCCAGCGGCTCTCGGATCGACTACATCGACATCCAGGGTGTAGCCACAACAACCGCCTGTATTGTTAACCTGTTTATCTTTGATGGCACAAACTACTTTTTGTGGCAACAGGTTCCGGTAATTGCGGTTACCTCAAGCACGACAGTCCCGGCATTTACCGCGGCTTTATCTAGTAACGGCAATGCCAACATCATGCCTCTGACGATTCCGACCGGATACTCGCTTCGTGCAACCGTTTCGGTGACCCAGACTGGCATTCGTGTAATCGCTTACGGAGGTGACTTCTAATGAACAAGGGAATGTACGGCTTTGGGTTGCCGCCTAACTATGCAACCCGTGTGGCTCCCGCTAGATGGTCACAATTCAAACTTATCACTTCAACCACTTCCACGGAGGTTGTGCCCCAAAATGTGTATCAAATCGGTGTAGCTGTTTGGGGTGGTGGTGGTAATGGTGCTTCAACCAATACTGCTAGCACTCCAAGCGCTGGGGGAGGTGGAGGTGGGTTTGCATATGGAGTTATTGATGTTATTCCTGGGCAGACGCTTGACACCATAACAGTAGGAGGTCAAGGCGGAACAAGTTCTTATGGAACCCTGTTAACTGCTACTGGCGGCACTAATGCTTCTGGAAACACACCCGGATCAGGTGGATCAGGAACTGCTAGCGCAACATTAAGAGGTTCATATACCGCCTCTGGTGGCGCTGGTGGAACCGGACAATCTGGAAACAATACAGCCGCAGGTGGTGGTGGCGCTGGATCTCACTACGGCACTGGTGGGGCGGGTGGAACAAATTCAGGATCAAGCACACAACCCGCTTCGACTGGTGGCGGCGGGCTTGGGTCAAATGGCCGTGGAGGGAATATTGGCAGTTCAGTAAACCAAGGAAACCAAGCTACTGGCGGCGGTGGTGCAGGATTTAGAGGTGGTGACTCATTAGTTGCTAGTCAATCCTTCATGACTGG